CGAACGGCACTGGGGTAGCTGATGGCAACGTCCGCTGAACTCAAGCTCCTCTTCACCGGCGTCGAGGATGTCAAGAAATCCACCGACGCGGTGAAGCGCGAGCTGGGCAACGTCCAGTCTGCTGTTCGTAGCATGGACGCGTCGATCCAGCGGCATAGCATGTCATGGCTGGACGTGACCAAGGCGATAGGCGCCTACTCGGTTGCCGCTGCCGGTATCACTGCCGCGTTTGACGGAGCTAAGGGAGCCATTATCGGCTTCAACAGCGCTCTGGAGCAGGCGCAGGTGTCTTTCAAGGTCATGACGGGCAGTGCCGATACCGCGCGGCGCCATCTACAAGACCTCAAGGCCTTTGCTACTCAGACGCCCTTCGAGTTCCCGGAACTGCTGGAAGCGTCGAAGCGCCTTCAGGCGTATGGGACTGAGGTCAAAGACGTTATCCCGCTCATGACCACGCTGGGCAACATCACGGCTGGCGTGGGCAAGGACAAGCTGCCGCAACTGATCCTGGCGTTCGGGCAGGTTCAGGCTGCTACGAAGCTGACCGGGACCGAACTGCGCCAGTTCACCGAGGCGGGTGTGCCGCTCTTAGACGCACTAGCAAAGGCGTACAACCGAACGGCGGGCGAGATACAGGAGATGGTATCCGAGGGCAAGATCGGCGCCGATGCGGTACGCTACGTGCTGGATCAGATGGCAGGCGAAGGTGGCAAGTTTGCGAATCTCATGGCGGAGCAGTCGCGCACCTTCGAGGGTGCCATGTCTAACATCAAGGACTCGGCAAACTTCGTGATCGCTGAGGGCTTCGAGCCGCTCTTCAAGGCGATCCGGGACGCGTCCGTTGACCTCGCTGACCTGTTCACGAAGGACGGCAAGGAATGGTCGAAAACCCTGCGCGAGTCCTTGACTACCGTTGGCTCGGTGATTGATGCGCAGCTCATCTCGCCGGTCAAGCGTGCCAAAAAGGAATGGGACGACCTCACCAACTACCTTCGGGACGTATTCATGCCCACGGCTGAAAATGCCAAGCTCGCCGCCCAGGTGAGCGAAACCGGGCTGGGCGCCACCAGGGGCTTCAAGCAGCCACCTTCGCAAAGCGAAGATGACTACATGGCGCAGCGGGAGCGGTCGTGGGTCTACGATGCGGCGCTGGGCGTCATGGTCAACCTGTTCACGGGCGAGATGGAAGGCACGCCGGTCAACCCGGCGCTCCCGAAGCCAGGGCGCGGGGCACCACCGCCGCTGCGAACCCCGCCACCTGCTGCTGGTGGAGGTGGAGCGCGGGAGACTACGCCCGACGTAGAACGCTTCAACGCTGCTACCGCCGAAGCGGTGCAACAGGGCGTGCTAGCGCAGCTCGCCTATGCTGCGTGGCGCGAGGAGATCAAGAAGCTGGTTGCTGATGGTAATCTGGAGCTTGCCGCTGAGCAGTACCGACTGCTGGGCAAGGATGCCAAGGAAGCCATCCAGGACATTCTGGCGGACCTGCGCGAACTGGAGCAGGAGCGCATCGCTGCCGCTCGGGAAGAGGCGCAGCTTGCCGCTGAACACGCCCGGGATGTGGAAGAAGCGCGCAAAGCTAACGAACAGTTCATGGAGAAGCAAAGGGAGCTGGTGCATGAGTTTGCGAAGTTCGGTCGGGTTATCGGCGCCGAAAGTGAAGCCGCGGCACGAGCGACACTAGAACAGCTCAAGATCGACGCCCGGGCTTACCTAGAATTTACTAATCGCCTTCGGGAAACCCAGTTCCGGGAGTCGCAGATCGATCCGTTCGACCTCAAGAAGCACCAGGAAAATTGGCAGCGGCGCACCTTCGGCGCTACGCTTGATGAGATGAAACAGGCAGCGGAACGCGAGGTCGCGATCATTGATGCCCGTGATAGAGCGACGCTAGAACGCCATCGGCGCATTCAGCGGGAAAACGCCATACGGGATGTCCGGCGTCAGGTTGAAGCCAACCTGGAGCGCTTTGCGCGGACAGTCGGGCAGCCGACGGTACGCGCCCTGGAGGAGTTTGGCAACCCGCAGGTGATAGCCCTGCTGGGCGACATTCGCAAGCTCTTGGAGCGCGACGCTGCCATCATGATTGACGGCATCCGCACCGGAACTGCCGTCAACGCCCCGGGAATCCGCTCGGGCATCATCGCCGGTCAGATGGGCGGGGGGTTTGGCCTCTAATGGCACTCTCCATTACGCTGGTAAACTCCGACCTCACACTGAACCTGCATGATGGTTCGGTGTACGGTATCCGCCTGGGTGGGCTCAAGCTCGGACAGCCAACGCGCAATCGGGTGTTTTCGCAGCCCTGGGGGCTTGGGCACGCGCCCCTAGCAGGCGAGACGGTTTACAACCGAGAATGCGTCATCGACCTCGACATCCATGGTACCTCGTTGGACAACTGGACTGCCAATTATCGCAACCTCGCGCTTGTCTGCCGAGCGACTACGGAATATTGGAAGTCCCGAGGCGCGCGTGGCAAACCGGGAACGCTGGTTGTTAAGCTCGACGGGCAGACCAATGCCACCACCTTTGACATCCTAGCTGGCGAGATTGACGCTTCGGACATTGGGCAGCCTGCCATGACTGTAACGGGTAGCCCGTGGCTTTCCAAGTCGCGCCTGCTACTGACGTTGAAACCCTTTGGTCGTGCTGCCAGCCTCACCAATACTACCAGTCCCACGCTCACCAACGGCGGCGGCACCTCGGGTGGTGGGACAACGGCTATGAGTTACTTGCTGGAGCCAGTGGGCGACCAGACAGCACCCATGCGCCTCACCATTCAGGGCGCGGTGTTCATCAGCCGGTCGCAGCGCTACATCTTCGGAAGGCGCTCGCGACCCAATGCTTCAAACGTGCAGACGGCATTCCGCACTGAAACATCCTCCACGAACGCCGGGGAAACCACTTATCCGGGATATACCGTGCGGGTGCCCGGTATCTCTGGTTTCAACCGTACCCGTGTGTTCGATAGCAGTATGACGAATACGACCTTCCTGCGGTTTTTCCCGGCCCCGGGTCCGTGGGAGGGCGTACTGCTAAGCATCGGCATCGACTCAGCTTCTGACTATATCGGCTCCTATCGGGTATTCGTGCGCTTCCGGGATACATCGCGAACCGCTACGAACATGGCTGTTTCAATAGGGTTCGGTGGCGATAGTGCTACATGGGAAGCTTCCAATGCGCCGACAGCTCTTAGAGCAGGCGTGATGACGCTTCCAACCATATATGACCTTGGGGTAATTACGATCCCGGTGCACAGCCAGGAAGCATCGCGCGTCGGAACCTTCTGGATGCACTTGCTGGCTAGAGCTGAGGATGGGACCAGCAACCAATCTGTCGGGTTAGATCACATCTATATGATACCTTGCGATGAGCAGTTTATCGATGCGCGATTGAGCGAAGCAGCGGCCGCGGGAGATCGCATAGAGTTCAGCGATCTGGGACCTGTGATTGCGCATCAGGTGGTGACCTCCGCGTCTAATCCGACCAATAAGCGCGTGCTGCCTTTTCAACGCACGGCATTGACCGTTGAGCCGCCTAACAAAAACCTCTGGGCTGGACTTGTGTTTTCTACGCACAACACCACGCAGGGGGCTATCCTCGGGCATCAACTCACCGAACTTTACACCCTAGGCTTTGACTACTATCCCACCTATGATCAATTCGTCTCATGAGCGTGTTCAACCTCGCAATCACCGCGGTCTCCGGCACCCGCTACGACCTGAGTCACGCTACGGGTGTGCGCTTTTCGACGCAACTGCCCGGTGGCTGCGCTGAGCTGACCTGCCGGATGCCGGGCGAATCCGGCGATTCGCCTGCGGTACCGCCGTACCTCGGCTATAACTACCGGGTAGACCTCATTGAGGCGGGCTATGGCTATCTGTGGTCCGGCAGGATGAATTATCCCAAGCTGGTGCGCGATGCCAGCGGCTACCATTGGGTCATCAGCGCCAAGGGTTACGGCGTAAGCTTGAGCGACCAGTTTAGCACTACCACCAACGCGCGAAATACCGTTACGTCCACACTCATCAGCAATGCGCTGAGTGCGCTGGCGCCGGACATTGACAAGACCACCATCACGGCGACCGGGTTCACGATCTCCAACACGACCGCGGTCAACCTTAAGCGAGTGACGCCCGCCATGATGATAGCTTGGGCAAACCGCTTTGGTGATTCGTCGTACAATCCCCAGCTCATGTACGTCTACCCTGATGCAACGGACGGGGCCATTCGCTTTACGTACGGGCCGCGCGCCACGGCTCCGGACGTGCTGGGCAGGCTTTCCGACGCTGACAGCGCCGAGATCGGTGGCGATGAATCGGAATACGCCAACAAGATCACGGTACAGTACAATAGCGGCACCGCCTATGTCTCGGTATCTGATACGGCAGAATCCACCAAGATCAGCCTGGTAAAGGAATACGCCGCCGTTATCCCGGAGATCACGCAGTCGGTGGACGCCACGCAAGCGGCTAATGCCATCCTCGCAGTCAAGAAGTCACTGCGTATCGCAGCATCGGGACCGTTAGTCTACCGCTCCACTGCACCTTTGTGGAACACCAGAAGCACAGACCCGTTCGGTACTGGTTTAATAGTGAACTCGATGGAGCTGCTACCGGTGCACCGTATCCGTAGCGGGCAGTTGTTCCGCTTCCTCGATGTGTCACCGCACCAGTCGGCAGCATCAAACCTGACATTCCTCAACTCGTTCATGGTGGCAGGAACGGACTATGATGAGGACAACCAGATACTGAGGATCATGCCGGAATCGCAAAACCTGCATCTAGAACGAAGCATTGCGACGGTGTACCAATTGCTCGCAGGCAGGTATCAAATCTCATGAACGGACACCGCTTCTTTTGGGTGGGTGCCTACGCCCGATTTGCTGACGCTACCACGCTGCAAAACTACGATGCTGCGCTGCAAGAGCAGTTCGGGTTGGTGCCGGTGGGTGCGCCCGTCTACCGGACGTTCAGCGGCTCGGCGGTAGCATTCGCAGCCTATCAGACGGCAGTCATTACGGTGCTGGTGCTGCCGGAAACCATTAACATCGCTGCGTGGTTTCGTATTGTGCCCGACGTGACGGCGCTGAAGCAACTTACGATATCAACCTTTGGGCTCACCGGGAATGTCACGGTGGGTGATGATACTGTGCCGGTATGACGCTATTCCGCGGCTTTGCTATTTTGATCGGATCGCTGATGCTGTCTGGGGAGGTAGGTCAATGAATGCCGACTTGAGAGGGGGTGCGCCGTTGGAAAATGAACTCAATGGAATTGTCGGCGCGGCGCTTGGCTCCCTGCTGGCTGGTAGCGTTGCCTATTGGAAGGCACGCACGGACAAAATTGGGCAGGTGGACAAAGCCGTGGCTTTAGCCCAGAGCGAGCTGGCAGCGTATGTTAGCACTGAACTGCGCCGGTGCCATGAACAGCAAACAGAACTCCGGGATGACCTGGACCGGCGCTCGCAGCAACGGGACGTGGAACGTGAGCAGACAGCAATAGAGCTGCGCGACATTCGCGAACGCCTGGAAGAATGTGAACGGAGGGCACGATGATGAGTACCAAGTTGCTAAGCGCCGTGCTGACCGGAGTCGCCGTCATGGTGACCGCGCTCCTCATTTACGAACGACCGCCTGATCTTGGTTCGTACTACCAACCCGTGCTACAGGGCATCCTGGCAGCTTTGAGCGCTTTGGGCATCAATGCTGGAGTGCGTAGATTGTAGCCATGACAGCTGCGGCGCTGTACCCTGACCTCAATCCACGGCTTCTGGCTATGGCCGGCAAGATGCTAGAAGGGCGGCCAGAGGATGCAGAAGACGCGGTGATGGCAGTATGGGAGCGGATGCTGACCCGGCAACCCGTCTTTACCTGCATGGAGAAAGCTTACCGCTGGGCGTACATTGTGCTACACAACGTCATTATCGACCTCTACCGTCGGGCGCGCCCTGTCAGTCAGATCATGGAGACTGACGCCGTGGCTGCCGACCACTATCCCAGCGTCGAACATGCCGAGTGGTTTAGTTTGGTGGATAGACTTACGGCCAAGGAGCAACGCCTGTGCGCTGCGCTGGCGCTGGGCTACAGCGTAACCGAAGGCGCTATCATCCTAAGCATGAAGCCGAATGCGTACAGGGTGGCAACCTGTAGGCTGCGGGCTAAGCTCCGTGTTTAACCCCCCAGACTCAAAGGACCACGCCAGGGCGTTTTTGGACAGGCACCGACCGCTCACGGTGGCGCACGTCGAAACCCGCGAGGATGGCACGCAAGAGCAGCATCCCGGCTACGAGAGCAAGCGCTGCGTACAGTGCGGGACGTGGTTCATGGCAGCGCGTGGCACGGGCGAGCACCGGCTATGTGGGCTCGAACCACGGTGTAGCTGCGCGTAAGTTCTGGTGTTTTAGGCTGGCGTTTAGGAGGACATGATGCCGTATCGTTGCCTCGTTGCCAAGCGATGAAACTCCGCTGGCCGCTCCCGAACGGCATCCCTGTATCCCGTGGCAGCGATGCGCATCTAGCAGCTGGGCAGGGTGAGGGCGTGGACTTTGCCTGCTGGACGGGCACGCCGTGGCTGTCCTGCGCGCCGGTCGAAGCGAAGGTGATCAAAGCGAGCTTCGACCCGGAGTGTGGGCATAGCGTATGGATACAGTGGTTCGACGGGAACGCTGATAAGCTCTACCGCGCCCGTTACTGCCACGGGCAGATGCCAGCGCCCTTCGGCGTGGGTGCGCTGGTGGAGCCGGGCGAAGAGATAGGCTGGGCTGGCGAATCCGGGCTCGCTACCGGACCACACCTTCACCTGGCGCTGGAATACTGGGCTGGCACCATTTGGGAGCGGCTGCGACCGGAGGAATACCTGATGACGGACGAGGAACGGGCTGAACTGTCGGCGCTGCTAGACATTCTCTACGGGATGGGTAAAGTGCTTGCCTCCGAGCAGGTGGCGCCGGATACGCTTAGCTCCGTGGGCGAGCAGGCAAAGGGCGCGACGGTCCGCATTAAGGAGCTGCTGGGGCTGTAGGCTCGTGCAACATGTCGCATAAGTCGATCACCACCCAGCAGCGCACGCAAAAGACTCTGCGATAGCCAGCCTCGATTAGCTTCATGAGCCGTGGCGTCGGGACCGGCACCAGCTCATGCTGGCACGCCAGGATGCGCACGGCGACGGCTTCAGGGTTCACAGCACCCCCTTTGCGTACTCCCTGGCATCTTCGCCCCATAGCAGTTCCAGCCCTGACGCGCCACGACGGGCGTCGGCTAGGAACGGACGCAGGTGCGTCGGGCTATCGTTCTCGAACACGCCGCATTGCACCATCGAATCTATTGCCTGCTTCCCCCAGTAGCCTACGTCGGGCAAATCTGGCATGCGCTCGCCCTTGTCGCACCACACAACCACCACCAGCGGCACTACGCCGGGCGTCACGGCGCCCCAACGCACCGACCGGATGATAGCCTCGCACTCGGCTTTGTAGGACGCCTTAGCGCCCTGTACGGCGCCCCAGTGGACACCGGAGCGCCGGTTAGCCCGTAGCACCTTCGGTGGCAGCGGGAGCATGAGCCTGCCCATTACAGCACTGCCATGAGGCGCCGGGCGATCCACTCCACCACTGGCACGCAGACGGCGTTGCCGAACTGCCGGTAGCGGGTGGAATCACTTAGCGGTGCTGATTGGTATGTGCAATGTTCGGGTCGCCCCAACGCTTCGCTCTCTGCGCATGGAGATCGCAATAGCCATTGCGCCGATGCTTTCGGCCACAATCCTGAATGCCGCACAGCCTGATAGACCTGTGGCGCTTCAAATGGCAACTCCGACAGAGGTCTACCAAGTTCTCCAGCGAGTTGTTCAAAGGGTTCTCGTCGATATGGTGACGGTCGAGTCGTAACGTATTCCCGCAATCGGCGCAAGAAACCTTCGGGCCAAGAGTTCGCGCCCGCTGCCTCCCTGTATGCGCCAGCACATCGGCTTGCCACTTCCCACGAAAGCCATCCGCCATGCACACCCGCGAGCAATATTTCCGGCGGGAAAAGTGCAAGAGTGATTCCAGATCGCCATCCTTCTCCCGTAGTCGTATGAGCTGCCCGCCACAGGCTGCACAGTACTTCTCGGGCGTGGGCTTGAGCGGCATCGGCATGGTCAACCTCCAACCAGTTATCAGGGAATGATTGGAGTCTAGCACATTCCGTGGGCGTGAGCCGTCGGACGGTTGCACCGTCATATAGTTGTCGGCTACTAGTACGCCCCCTTTGGCCAGGATTCGTGAGTGCGTAGGCTAGTTCAGGCTGAATCTCCAAGTTACTCCCATCGTTGCGGGCGCGCTCAATGAACGCCACCGCCTGCCCCTGTGCCCCGTCCAGCGTGATGTTACCCTCACGCTGGACCCCCCAACCATTGCTCCCAGTCTGGGCTGTGCGCACCACGAACGTCTCGCTCTCCCCGTCGATGCGTTGCTCGTGGGCGTTGAGCGAACGGGCGACTAGAATCTCACTTCCACCACCAGCATCTCCACCACTAGAACGGATGGTTCCCTTCCCTCCCGTATACGTCCCATGACTCGAGGCGACGAAGGTCATTCGGTCGGTGTCCGGCGCCCAGCCACGACTTCCAGCGCCGCCGCCAAGGGTGCCGGCAACTGCTTCCCCCGCCGCTCCGCCCGGCGCAGGAGCCCATGACATGCCGTAGGGGATAGCGAGTATTTCGCTGGCACGTTGTCCTCCAAAATCTGCGACAACGAACACACGGCGGCGCCGTTGCGGGACTCCGAACCATTGTGCGTCCAGAACTGCCCATCCGATGTCCAGCGCCCCTGATTCGGCCAGCGCGTCAATGGCTGCGCCGAAGTCCCGTCCCCCATTGCTGCTGAGGGCACCGGGCACGTTTTCCCAAATAGCGATGGTTGGACGGCACTCTCGGATGATTCTGATCGCTTCATGGAAGAGGCCGCTCCTTTCGTCAGCCAAACCAGCACGCTTGCCAGCCACGCTAAGTCCCTGGCATGGGCTGCCAAAGGTGATCACGTCAGCATGGGGCAGGTTGTGCGCGCCCACGTTTCTCACGTCGCTGAACCGGGGCACGCCCGGCCAGTGCTGAGCAAGCACCCGCTGACAGGCAGGATCGATCTCTACTTGGTAGGCTGGCTCAAACCCTGCGCGCTCAAAAGCAAGGTCGAAGCCACCGATGCCGGCGAACAGGCTACCGAGTTTCACACCCGTGCCACGCCTAGTTTGCCGTTAGCATCCACCAGCACTACCGTGCCGTCTAGCACCAGTTCGAGGAGGACGCCATGTACGGATTCGGGTCCGGCAGCCTTGGCGCTCTCTGCCCAGTTGAGCGCAGCCAGGATGGCGTCTGGCGTAGCGTCGCCACCCTGCTGCCGGGAAAATATCACCATCTCACGCTCAAAGTCGGTCAGCATCATGTCCTCCACGGGGCTACCGGGCGCACGGTGCGCCGGGTCCGAGACTGGTTCATGGTGCGCGGCTCCGGGTTAGCCGGGCGCTGTTCTTCGGCGCCGCACTTCTGGCAGCGCAGCAGCACCACGTCACCGACAACCTGAGCCAGCCATGCGTGGACGCAGTTCATCGTTCCCTCACGAGTTCTCCCCAAGCGCCGCGGCTGGCATGGCTGCGGCGCTCACCGTCCGGGTGCTTATGGCACCATAGCGTATCCGGCTTCGCTACGATGGTACACCCCGGCAGCGCGCAAACGGTACGGGTGTCCTCCGCCAGCACCGGAGGATCAGGGTAGCCTGGGGCGCGCCCACAATTTAGGCAGGCGAGTTCGCCCCATTCCCGTAGTAGCTTGCCATGGCAGCGTAGGCGCATCACGCCTCCGGATGTGCAGCATGTTGCACATCTACGTTGCCCCAGGCGAACAGATCGCCGCCCTTCGCCGCTCGCTCGGCAGCTGTGAGGTTCTTCACCGCCTGCCGAAAATACTCCGGCTTCAGCTCCACACCTACGAACCGGCGCCCGTGAGTCACGGTAACATGCCCTTCGGAACCGATGCCCATGAACGGCGATAGCACCAGGTCGCCTTTGTTGCTCCACAGCCGGACACATCGCTCGATGGTGCCGAGTTGCAGCGGGGCGATGTGCCGTTCATCGTCATCGTTGCGGGCACGGGCGAAATTCAGGGTATCAATTTCGTTGATGCCGTCTGTCCCCGCAGCATCGCCGCTCTTGCGGGTTCCGCCATCCGGATTCCATGTTCCCGGACGGTAGTCAGCGGCATACCAGACTGGGCGCGCCCACAGAATCCACTCCTGCCGCGTCATGTCCGGTATCACAGGCACGCCGTCGCCAGGCTTGCGGAACAGCAGCAGGTAATCTGCCAGCCCGGGGCGCGACCATGAGGCATCCTTTTCAGTCTGCCCAAACATAAGCGCTTTGCTTTTCGTTCGCAGCGCTTGGACCTGCGGGTTTTTGTCGATGGTCACGCGACCGTGGTACACCCACCCGTTAGCTTCGAACCCAGCGATAACCTGCCCAGGAAAATCCTTCAGCCCGATATACCCGTCGCGGCTCAGCATCGCCGGAACATCGGCGGTGTGAACCGCTGCCAACCGTCCTGGTTTCGTCACCCTTAGTAGATGGCGGATGATGTAGCCAAAGTGTTCAAAGAACGTCGCCGCGTCGGCGCTGTTGCCCAAGTCCCGCTCGGTGGGCGAGTAGGTATAGAGGCTCATGAACGGCGGCGAGAACACCGACAGCCCTACGGATTCGTCGGCTATCTCAGCCAGCCGTTCCACGCTGTCGCCTAGCAGCGCTCGCCAATGTTCACCGCTGGCTTCATGGGTGGTGTAATTCCAGGTGTCCGGCTGATGCCCTAGTTCGGCAGCTTCAAACTCCTGGACCTGTGAGATGAGGCGTTCGGTCATAGTAGTGGACTCGGCCTCTTTTCGCATGACGTTGGCATAGATAGGTTCCTCCTGTTGAGAGAGCACGATATGAACGTCCACAGGCTCAGATTGCCCGAACCGATAGCAGCGCCGGATGCTCTGGTAGTAGCCTTCCCATGAATCGGAGAGCCCGACAAAAACCATCTGGTGGCAGTTCTGGAGGTTCATCCCGAATCCGGCAATTTTCGGCTTCGTGATCAATACCCGATGTTCACCATCCTGGAATGCTTCTAGTGCTGCCGCCTTGCTCTCGGGGGAATCCGCACCCTCTACCACTACCGCATCGGGGATGGCCCGCTTCAATGCGTCGCTTTCATCGTTCAGCCCGCACCACGCTATCCATTGTCCTGCGGTTTCGTTGATCAGCCGTGCGGTTGCGGCGATCCGGTCGGTCAAGGTTGACCGGCGCACCTGCATTCGGTCCGTGATTCCGCGAAGCGTGGTGGCGAACAGCATCCCTTTGGGGCGGTAGTCAGCCTCAATCCACTGGGGCGTCACGGTAAGCCGGGGCAGATTGTACCCCACGTCTGAGTATCCGAGATCGCTGGGTCGTTTCACGCTCATCGCCCAGGAAGCCAGCCACCGGAAGAAGGGTTCTACGGCGTGACCCTTGAGGCGCCAACCCTCATCGTCGTGTACAAAGAACATCGCCAGCATTTCGACTCGGCTCATGATGCCCAGAAAG